ATGGTGGTGCTGGTGGAAATGGCGCTGATTATGGTGCTTCTGGGCAAAATGGCACGGCAGGACAAGGTGGAACTGCTTCTACTAATGCAGGTTCAAGTGGAGGGTCTGCAGGAACAGGTGGAGGAGCAGGATTAGCAGTTGAAAGAGCCTCGCCAATATCTTTTCAGTTTACAAATAACGGAACAGTTTCTGGAACTGTACAATCATAGGAGTTACATATGGCAAATTCATACGCTTGGGCGATACTTGCAGTTCATACCAAAAACATTACAAGTGGTGGAACTACTTACACAGATGTTATTAAAAGAGTACAAGGAACGCTTACGGCTACAAGTGATGCAGGCAACACATCTGCTCATGCTTACGATTTATATTTAAATGACCCTGCTGACTGGTCTGCCTTTACAGCATATGCCTCTATAAGTGAATCAAATGTTCAAACATGGGTTGAAGCAAGAATAGGTAGTGATACAATTACATCAATAAAAAGTTCTTTAGATGAGTATCTTGTTTTTGAAGATGCAATAGCAGGTTGCACAGCCAAAGGAACTGGCAGTGGAGATGACTTTTCTGCAACATTTCCTTGGTCATAGACTTTTTTAATGCTACAATTAGGTGGGAGTTGGCATTATGAATTCAGTAATAAACCTTTTATCTGAACCAGAAGTAAATTTAACAAAAAATCATATAAATTATTTAATATCAAACGATATTATTAATAAACAGATAGATGAAAACTCTTTATTCAAAGGTTGCCATGAACTTTATGCAGACCCAGTTACAGAAAATCTTTTAACTTATTGTCAACCTAAAATAGAAGAAGCCTATGGCAAACCTTTGTTTCCAACATATTCTTTTTGGAGAGTATATTACAAAGGACAATCTTGTCCCCCTCATAAAGACAGACCATCTTGCGAGGTAAGTGTAACTTTAAATTTAGGAGGAGACCAAAATGGTTGGTCTTTTTATGCAGAAGAATCAAAGTATGATTTAAAGTTAGGAGAAGGACTTCTTTACAAAGGTTGCGACCAAGAACATTGGAGGAATAGTTTAGATTATGAATACCATATGCAAGTTTTTTTACATTACATTGAACAAAATGGTGAGTTTGACCCACATTTTAAGTTTGATAGAAGGCAAGGATTATACGGACCATCAGTACCATAAGGTTACTTCATGAAAAGAAATATAATAATTGCAAGAAATGCTATTGACCCTGCCTTATGTAATGAAATAATACAAAGAGCACAAAAAGATTTTAGCACAGCATCAACTTTTCAAGGAGTAGTGCCTACCGTAAGAAGAAGTGAGGTAAGTTGGTTTAATGGCTCAATTAGGTATTTAAATATATATATTCCTATTTTAACTTTGATTGAAAAAGTAAACGCACAATTTTATAATTTTGATTTATGGGACCCTGAGTCTTTTCAAATAACAAAGTATGATGAAAAAAATCAAGGGTTTTATGAGCCACATGTTGACCAATCATTCGACCAAACAACCCCAGACCAACACGTTAGAAAATTATCTTTATCTATACAATTAACACCACCTGATTATTATGAAGGTGGCACTTTTGAGTTTCCTGATGATAAAGAAAAGTTTGTTGTAGAAGATTCTGTTGGTCAAGGGACAGTAGTATTTTTCCCTTCCTATGTAAAACATGGTGTTCAACCTGTAACAAAAGGAACAAGATATAGCTTAGTGTGTTGGGTTAATGGACCAAATTTTAGATAGGAGAAATAATGTATTATATTGTTTATGATAATTTTTTACCAGATAATGAGTATGGTGATTTAAAAAGTTATTTAGGTCCAAATGGAGGATTTCCTTGGCAATTAAGTGGGCGTATCAACAATAATGATGTAAACAATGGGGATATGTATTTTGCAACAAAAATTTTTCATGGTGAAGATTATGCCCACGACCAATGGAGTTTACAACCAGAAGCAACTAATAGATTTTTAAACATTACTAATAAACTTTGGGTAGATGGATTGCACAGAATAAAATGTAATCTGTATTTACCTAGCACCACTGGTGAAATAAATCATCATGCAAAACACGTTGACGCTAATTTTCCACACCAAGGAGCTTTATTTTATTTAACAACTTGTAATGCACCTACAACTATGGCAGATGGAACAGAAATTCAAGCAATAGAAAATAGATTATTGTTATTTGACCCAACTACTTTACATTCAAGTTCTTCGCCTACAGACGCAGGGCTAAGAATAACTATTAATATTAATTACTGGGGAGGTGGAGTTCACCCACGATGGCAATTTGGTATGCTAAATCCAACTCCCACTATTGAAAAAAATGCTCATTTATTATTAGGAACACCTGATAAGATAGATGCAAGTCTTGAACCATGATACAGAGTATATTTGCAACACAAGTTTACGGAACTGACCTTAATCTTGACGTTAAAACAATGATTCCAGAATGTTATCGTATACAACAAACTACAGAAAGTGAAAAACAAAGTAATCAAGGTGGGTTTCAAAGCAAACATATTCCACCTAAAAATTATAAACACCCTTTGTTTCATCAATTAGGTAATGAAATAATGAAACACACTTGTATTTATGCTAAAGGTTTGGGTTTCAAAGAAGAATTAATGTCTCATTTAGAAATACAGATGTGGATTAATATTAATAAACCACAAGCCTTTAATAACCCACACGTTCATTTAGGTACCTTTTTTTCTGGAGCTTATTACATTAAGGCATCAGAAAACACACTTGGTTTTGAAAACCCTAATAAATTAAGTCCTTATGCTTGGCACTACCATAAAAAATATTTTCATGATTCACAAACTACAGCAGAAACGTGTTTTTGTGAAACAATAGAGAATAGAATATATATTTTTCCTTGTTGGTTAACTCATTTCGTATTACCAAATCGTACAAATGAAGACCGTATTTCTATAAGTTTTGATGTTACTATACCAGAAAACACATTTGTAGGAAATTGAATGGCAAGAAAAACTTTAGAAAATAATAGTGAATATAACGAGTATGATGCTGACGGAGATGGTGTTGTTTCCGATGAAGAACTGAGTCATGTAAAAGAAATAAAAAAATTAGAACATGACTTACGAAAACAAAGAGCACAAAGAAGAATGGCTACTGCCAGTTTGGTTGGCATGGGTGGTTTTACTTTGGCAATGTTCTTTGTTGATATTGAAAGAGTTAAAGCTCTTAGTGATATTTCAAATTTATTTTACATTAGCGGTGCAGGTATTGTGGGTGCATATATGGGTGCTTCTGCTATTATGAATAGAAAATAATGTTTAAGGCATTAGTAACAATTTGTGTAATAAGTGTACCAAATAATTGTCAAACAATCGAAGATGTTATGGGACCATACGAAACAGAATTAGAATGTAAACAAAGGGCATTAGTTATAAGTAGGCAAGTTCATAAATATTATCCTTTATGGAAACCAACTAAATATAGATGCCAAAGATTACCTGTTGGGAGGTTAAAATGGAAAACATGGCTTTAGAAGCATGGAATGATTTAAGTTATATAGAAGGTGTGTTATTTACTTTTTGGCTATTTGTACTTTATTATGGTAAAGTATGGATAGATAATAAATTTAGAGATAAAGCACTTTGCCCTAGATGTCGTGGATAATAGGAGAATAAGATGTTACAAGCCTTGATTGGACCAGTTACTGGATTATTAGATAAATTTATACCTGATGCTGACCAAAAGGCTAAATTGGCACATGACATTGCCACGATGTCTGAAAAACATACTCAAGAGGCTTTACTTGCGCAATTAGAGATAAATAAGGCAGAAGCACAATCTGGTTCTATTTTTAAAGGCGGATGGCGACCTGCAGTTGGGTGGGTTTGTGCGATTGCTTTTGCTTATCATTTTATAATTAAAGATTTAATAATATTTGGTGCAACTTTCGCAGGTGCAGAATTACCAGAATTACCAGAATTTGATATGGGTACACTTTTAACTGTTCTTGGCGGAATGCTCGGAATTGGCGGACTTAGGACATATGAAAAGCAAAAGGGTTTAACAAAATGATTTGTTATGTTTGTAAAATAAATATGCAAAAACAAGTTATTGTAAAAGAAGATGTTATACGAAGTATAAGATACATATGCCCTGCTTGTCAGATGGTTCAAGAAGAAGATTTTGATGCAAGTTGTTCTAAATATTCTGCTTATTCTGAATTAGATATTTTAAAAGAGGTTTAAATGGAACTAGAAATATTAAAAAAAGAGTTAATTGAAGACGAGGGAGTGAAGTACGAGGTTTATTTAGACCACTTAGGTTATAAAACTTTTGGAATCGGGCATTTGTGTAAGGCTACAGACCCAGAAAACGACTTTGATGTAGGTCAAGAGGTTAGTAAAGAAAGAGTAGACGAGTGTTTCAGTAAAGACATTGACAGGGTTATTGAAGATTGCACGATACTTTATGATGATTTTTTTGCATTACCAGATGAAGCACAATTAATAATTGCAAATATGATGTTTAATCTTGGGCGACC